TTTGAAGCCCGGCCGCACCACCGGGTGCGATTGCCTTCCTCTTTGATTTACAAGGAATTTTCCTGCGTCAGCTGAGGATCAGACGCGGGAGTGTCGAAAAAGTGTCGAAAATCCCTAGCAGGACCGAACGCTAACACGTCCTGCAGATGATCAGGTGACAGGTGCGCATACCGCATGGTCATCGCCAGCGACGTATGGCCCAGGATCTTCTGCAGGGTCAGGATATTGCCACCGTTCGCAATGAAGTGGGAGGCGAAGGTATGCCGCAGGACGTGCGACTTTTGTCCGGCCGGCAGATCGAGCTTTGCGCGCGTCACCGCGTTGTCGAAGCGGTCACGGCAGTTGCTGAATGCGCCGTGCAGCTGGAGGTGTTTGCGTATGCGCTCGGCCAGCTTGGGGTCGATGGGCACCACGCGGCGACGTTTGCCCTTGGTGTTCACGAACTGCAGCATGCCCTCCCCGACCCGGCTCAGCGTCAGCCCTTGTGCCTCACCCCAGCGGCAGCCAGTCACCAGGCAGATCGTGGCCACCAGCTCGACATGAGGATGGGGCATGCTGCGTAGCACCTGGAACAGCCGGTCGATCTGCTGGTTGTTCAGGTACGAGAGTTCTCGCTCCTGGATGCGGATGGCCCGCACCGGAGAAAGCGGGTTCGGAAAGTCGATCTCACCGAGCCGGTGCAGCTCGTTGAACATGGCACGCAGGTAGGAGAGTTCGTTGTTCAGCGTCTTGGGGCTGATACCGGCGGCAAGCCGCTTGGCCCGGTACTCGCCGAACTGGGTCGCGCTGAATGTCACGGCCACGGGGTTGCGCAGACGCTCGATCATGCGATCCATGATGACGCGCCGACCTTCGTAGTCGGAGAGCGACTGGCCGTGCAGCCGGGCCCAGCAGTCCACCAGTTCCGCCAGCCGCCTTCGATCCTTGGGCTTGGGTGCCCAATCCGGCTTCTGAATGGTCTGTGAGCGGCAGGTCGCTTCGAAGCGCTGAGCCTCGCCCTTGGTCTTGAACGTCTTGCGAAAGCGCTTGCCCTTGATGGGCTCGACATCAACCTTCCAGCGCCCGTCCGGCTGTTGCTGGATCGCCATTCAGACCGCCCGCCCCCAGCGAACGTGCCGTTCCTGCAGTAGCGCCTTGATGTGCTTATACAGCTCGCGTTCGGTCATATCCTTGGCGGCGTAGTGATCGCGGATGACCGGCCAGCAATCCCATTGCTTCAAGGTCTCGAATGCTTTCTTAGCGCCCACCCGCTCCCTTGCCAGCAGGCTTACGAAGTTTCCCAGGAAGAGTTCCACGTTCTTGCCACTGAAGCCCCGGCTGGTCTTGTAGTACCGCTTGTATTCGGTTTCATCGACCAGGGAATCGACCGGCACATCGACCCGCACGTCATCCCGAATCAGCGTCCAGATCGGTTCGTAATAGCCGGGGCGCGCGATCAACTTGAACTGGCCCAGCCCATAGCGCCACAGGCCGTCCAGATGCGCCGAGAACGCGGCGAACGAGTCGGTGCCGATCGCTTCCCCGGTCTTCACGTCAATCGAGCCACTGGCGAACTGCTGAACAACCGAGTGGTGATAGCGCAGCTCAATACGCCACACGCTTTGCTCGGGGTCGTAGTTGTCGGGGTCGTAGGCTTCGAAGCTGTCACGACGCCGCCAGACGCTTTCCCAGAAGTCGAGCTTGTCCGTCGCCCTGGC